GGCTACCCAAGTTAGGCTGGAGATTATCAACGTAGAGTGTACTCATTGTGCGATCTCCATTAGGGTTATTTCTGATAATGGGATGCTATCGTAACTATAATCACCAGAGTTTTGAAACGTATAACTTCTGTTAACATACCATGTATTCCCAGTATACGCAGAAACTTGTATTTTGTAATTTAGGGATGCCGTTGTTGACGGGCTATCTAAATAGCTAATGCCAAGTGGCGCATGCCTGTATTCGTTTGTGGCTGTAACGTCGTCATATAGAATATATGCCGAAGATGCTTCACCCCTAGCTCCTTCGTTTGTGCCAGTCCCAACAACTGTACTGTTCCTTACTATTCTGCTTCTTGCTTGGTAATATGAAACCCCTATGTGCATTGTGTAGGATACAAGTATCTTGCTAGACGCAGAGGTAGGCGTGATACTTACAGAAAGCCCACTATCGTACCACACATTTCCGCTATCGCCACCGCCAGAAGCAGTGCTGCCAAGTGTTCCCTGCACCACCTGCACCACATGCCCTGCCGCATACAACGTCTGCCCAGACGGGATAATCACCTTATTCGCATTAGCCCCACTAGACGGGCCTTGTAGGTTTTGTACTGTTAATGTCCCTGCCATCTATACCACCGTTAAATTACCGTTTACTGTTAGCGTAGCATTTAGTGTCAATGGACCCGCCGCAAGCGCATTTTCTGAGCTTTCTATAGTAACATTCGTATTCAGTGTTTGCTCATGCACCCGAAAAATGTCACCAGCCGCCGCCGAACCCCCTAAAGTGCCTCTCTCGCCCTTGTACCTTCCACCATTACTCACGGTGTCAGTGTTTGCTGTTTGCAAGACAACATCCAGAGTGTCACCTGTTGCAGCCCCAGAAGTAAGAATGATCTGATTGCCGCCAGACGTTGAAAAATCTGTTGCGTATACTAATTTTACACCATTGAGAAATACGTCTAAAAACTTATCAACAAATCCTATGGTTGTAAAAGTCGTCTGACCTGCCGTACACGTAAAGGTCTGCCTACTCTGTGATAATTGTGGTGTAGGGATATTTCCAATGTAACCTGACATAATTACGCTTTCATAATGTACGCCAAAGCATAGTAAGGCGGTCTGTTTTCGTGACTTGAGCCGCTACCCGTTGAAGCAGTCGATCCTGACATGCTGTGAGTGTGAGCGCCCGTGTTTTCCATGTGGTAATAACCAGCATAAGAGTAGCGCCATATTTCGCCAGCTTGATAATCTATACCACCAATTCTGTTGGATTGAGTGCCCAATATCTTGAGGCTACCTCCGTTCGATCCTCCGTTAAGCCCGTGCCTGTGGTTTCCTGCGCTGGCTGTTGCTAATGTTCCACTTGAGTGTGAGTGACTTGGAAGGTTTGCTGTACTCAGTGTTACACTATCGGAACCGCCTGTCGCATTAGGGGCATACGTCCCACCACTATCAGCATCTGCGTGGACGACGAACTTACCCGTCAGATTTGGCGTTCCATTGTTGCCGTCACACAAATACCAGCCACTTGGAATTGCGCTGATCGAACCGCTCCACATAACAATAACGCCAGTGGGAATGCCTTCTGGTGCAACAGCAAAGGATGGAGTTTGCGCGCCAATATAACCGCTCATTATTCAGCGTCCTCTATTGTAAGCGTCCCAGCCTCAACCTGCCGCAGGATCTCTGCGTAGTGGCGGTTTGCTGGGTCTAGGGGGACAAACATCTCAGTGCCGTCAATGGTGACTTTGACGTTAGATTGATTACCATCTTTGTCGTTGTAATATTGTGCGTTTGTAATTGCTATTTCGTTCATAACTTATAACTCCGCATCTGCTGTAAAGTGAAAACCAATTCCACCCTTGCTTGTAACGTTGTCAGAATAAACAGCAAATCCATTCTCAGACATTGCATGGCTAGTTATTGTGTTATTAACAACAAGAGTTGCACTTTGATAATAATTACATTTTCCAGAATTTCCAGACGTATCATAAACTGTAATTGTGGGTGAAGCTCGCATTTTTACTGCATATGGAACATTATACAACTCTATATATCCTGTGTTTTGAAAGGACTGACTAAGTGTAGAAGAAACAATCCCAACGTTTGTTGCAGTACTGGGGGCGGTACTATCGTTATAAGTTTTATAGTAGTACCTCTGGCACCTCGCCAGTTCATCCCCGTATGACCGATGCTCGAACGGGGTGGCTGTGCTTAAATCGCCAACCTCCAATTGAACGCCTGTGATTTGCCATGTCGCAGATGTGTCTGACACCTGTATGTCAAGGTAATCGTTATTATTTCCATAAACAGCAGATGGAGAGGTTAAGGCATCAAATGTTTTTACAATGCGTTGCCATGTAGTTGTAATAGAAAAGGATTGTTGTGTACCGTCATTTATATCAACAGTCCCAGAATAGGCAGCATTTCCTTTTATGTAAAAAGAAACAGTAAATGAATTAGCAGACAAACGAAAGTGAGAGTTTTCTATTGGTTGTCGAACAAGAACATTTGTTCCAGTTACTTCAAGGCTATTTATAAAACCAGAAGGGCAAGATGAAGATTGTGATGCCGATGTGTGATTAACGCAAACAAACCTATCTAATGTATAGCCATCGCCAGCACTAAAACTTGTCCCCCTCTGCGCAACTTGCATAGCCCCATTGATAATCAAATTCCTGTTCGACAAGGCACCATCGTCATAGACGTTACCTAAGTCTGCTAACTGTCGTGCCTTACTCATCAGGTTTGCTCCAGAATGCTGAGAGCAACGTCCGTTGCGCCAGATGCCGATACCTTGAGTATGTCTGTTGTCTCCATGATAACCTTACCGTCAAGAACACTTAAAGCTGAGTTGGCGGGGATGGGAACAGAGTTGACCAATTCAACGTCTTGGTTGGCTTCGTTATTTGCGCCCGCGCGGTTTGCCGTGTTGCTGCTAAGTGTTACGGTAGCCGTTATCAGAGAGGACGTAGTATTAGCTAAGAGCAAGCCAATGATGATAGTCGTGGTAGAGGACGCAACGGTGTAAATATCATCTAGCGTTGTGACCCCTGCCTTTGTAACTAGTTTGAATGTGTCTGCCATTTTTTATCCTAACGCTATTGCCACGGCGAGAGATGGCCCAACATTTGCCCCTGCCTCTATTCCGTCTAATTTTGTCCCATCTGTTGCAACATCACGACCATCAACGGTGCCTGAGACTGTTATGTTGCCTGTTACGTCAATATCGCCATCGCCACCATCAATAGTTACACCATAAGTTGACCGTAATGTCGCGTTGGTCGAAGCTGAGCCACCATATATAGTGGCCCCTGCACTGTTACTTAAATTGATTAAATTTCTACTGTTTTGAGGCCCGCCGCCAGTGAGTTTTAAGGCTCCGTTTCCACGATATATTGCTTGATTACCCGCTGTTATACCATTCAAGTCTGTGTCTGAATTGAACGTGACTGCACCCGTGAAAGTCCCACCGTCCGTCTGCATAACGTCAACATCTGCGAGAGACACAAACACGGTTGCGGAGCCGCTTAAATTCAGAAGCGACCCCGTGGAGCTTTCAAGTAAATTGCCGGATGTGCGAACCAGCGTAGGCCCACTTGTGAGGTAGGTTCCCTTGCCAATTTCCCAGCTTGAGCCTTCGGTAATGACGTATCTTACAACATCATTATTACTGATGCCGCCATCCGCGAAGGTTTGGTAGCCGTCCTCTGCGCTTCCAAGAGTAATGTTGCCAGTACCCGTATCACTACTAGCAACTTTTATGCGATTGCCGACAACAGGCATGAGTGTCTCCTAATTAAGAAGGATCTGGTATGCCGATTTTGAAGGATGCTAATGTGAATGAGTTCCCGTTAGTCACAGATTGAGACGCCGACAAACTACCAGTTGCAAGCAGCCTTGAGTTTGATGTGTCCAAAATGGCGTAATGTGTTGCCGTGCCAGTGCCGCTGACGCTGCCGTCTGAAATAGCCGACACGGTTACTTCACGACCACCACCAGAACGATCAGCGGGTGAACCGATTGATAGTGAGGTACTGGACCCAAGCGCATATGTAGAATTGCCGCCCGTATATGTGGTTGCTTCCTGCGAAGTAATTGAAATTTTATTTGCCTCGTCTGAAAGGACCGTTAGACCCTCATCAAAAACGCGATCACCTAAACTTGCCATCTAGTAGCTCCTTATTTTGATGCGATGGCCGGAGCCACCAAATTTTGCCTTATCGCTGTCTGCATTAATACCATCAATTGCCTTTTCGTACAACGCAGACCAAACTTGCATTCTGGCGTCTTCGCCTAAGTATGGCGCGCTGTGCATAAGCGTACCGTACAGATAGGCATCTGGAAAATATGTTAGCAGCCAGTTGCTTGTGTTAATGCTATCCAGTGGAACAATTTTTGAGTAATACACCATTTCCAAGGTATATGTTGTATCCGGCGTGGGATACACCTCAATCGTGCCATCCGTTAAAGCGTAGTATTTTGGACGCGCGGCAGTGTTTAATCCGCGCATCCGTTTGTCCATCATCTCGCCCTGACTGACCAACTCCAAGCGGTGTGTGTTGCCGCTCGTAATGCTAAGCCTGATCGGCTCGTAAAAGTCAGTGGGCAGAGTGCTATATTGCGTGTCCAGATCTGCCGTACTGCGCTTTTCCATGCGCCAATGACGCACGCGGCGCGACATGTCTGCCTCTGCCAAGTCAATGAACGTGTCAACAGTTTGCTCTGCCGCCATGTTATTTAGAAAGTTTATAACTTGGTCTTTTAGCTCTGAATAAGTAGACGGCATTACGCACCTTACATGTTATTTGCAGCGTTGCTGACAGCGGCTTTTGCGTCCATCGCCTGCGCGGCAAGGTCAGTCGGCGCTCGTAAACTGAAGCCCGCTGACTTCATGTCGTCAAGAGACAGAGTTTGCTGCGACTTGACGGATGCCATGACTTGCTGAGATACGGTGTTCTGGAACACTTGATAGCGCGCGTCATCCATCAGGAACGGCGTTGCATGAAGCAGAGATGTGTACAGATAAACGTGCGGCGCATCAGTTAAAAGCCAGTTTGTTCCGTCCTCAGCGCCACCCACAAGCGTTGGGATGCGCTGGTAGTAGTCAATGTCCAAGCTGCCTGACGCTGGAGTGGGTGTGACTACAATCTGACGTCCAACGATTGCGAAGAAACGCGGGTTGGCCGCGTCACGGGTGCGCGTTCTGCGGAGCATCGTAAGTTGTTGTGGAGAGATTTGCTCCAAGGGTTCATCCTCCGCGGATGCAACTTGAGCATACACAACTTCCAAAGCATCCGCTGGTAAGGTTGCCCGCCCAGACGTGATGGTAACGCCGGTTGACTGTGTGATCATATCAGCTTGCCGCAAAACGTCGTTTAGCGTGCTTTCCGCGAGGCTGATGAAGTCAGGTATTTTTTGGTCGAGATCGGCGCGGTTCAACCAATCTCCAATTGCAGTTTTCAAGTCTGCATATGTTGCTAGTGCCATGCCTATCTCCTTGACGGCTGTCTATAATGTAGCTTGATTACAGCGTACCTAATCGCGTTCTGAACGCTTGATTATTGCTATCATTCAACCACTTCCTAAATGCCTTTGGATCGTCGGCAATCCCTTGGCGCTTGAGCTCATAATACACTGAAAGAGGAATTGACGCCACCTTATTCATGTCGCCGTATTTTTGCGGCGCCTCATTGTATTGGCGCTTATTCGCCTCAACAATTGACGTGACGTCTTGTATCTTCTCAATGACGTACTCTCCCTTGTCCGTGACGTGCCAATATTCGGTGACGCCGGTAAGTGGATCGTGGCCAAATAAACGCTTCTTCATGCCTATCTCCAAAGTAACGGGGCGACCGAAGCCGCCCCGCTTAGACTTATGATACGTTGAGGTCTGCCACGACGGCGTGGGCCGCTTCGTTGAGAATTTTTAAGCCAAATTCTGCGATAACCATTGATTTGGAAGCGTCACCGGTTTTGCTGAGCTCTACGTTCTGGATCGGACGCAGGTAGCATACAGATGCATACTCTGGGTCAAGCAGCCACGCATCGCGTTCACGCGAAAAGCGGTTGGCGACCACATTTAGGGTCCCAAAATCAGACATATATACGTCTGCCGCGCCAATGATTGTCGTTGGGCTGTCGCTTGGCGCCATGTAACGCTGAGCCGCGATACCAGCAAACCCTGATACGACCGTCTTGTTGTGTGGTCCTACCATGAGGATGCTTGGCTGACCGCCGGAGACAAATGCTTGCTGCATTGCGTCTTTCAGCATGGCTTCGGTGAAGTCGCGCTGAGTACCGTCTGTGCGGGCGTCAGTACCATTACCAGTCGGAGCCGCGCCGTCGCCTGCGAGGTTGTCGTTGGTCGCAATCCACGCACCAAGGCCACCCGTTTCGCGTGCAGTCGAAGAGTTGCCTGCAACTTGAGCGTTATTATCCGTAAGGGTAGCTTCTATATCCCTTTTGAGCTCTTTTCCGCGTTTTGCGATTTGATAGCTCAATTCGTCGTTGCGGCCGGCAAGGTCTTGCGCGGCAAGGTTGTCAGCGACAATGGTTGTACGACGACGGATGTGCGTGTAGTTGCCGACGCGGGTCGTTGCGGACGTCGCGTCAAAAGACGATACATCGTCCCCATCGATGACGGGCGTTGTGCTTGTTGATGCCAAGCTGTCAGTCTGCCACTCGAAGTATGTGTTGGAAACATTTTCAGATCCGACGTTACTTTGGAATGGAACTTCTTCTGGAGAGATGGACGAAATGATGTCCGCCAAACTCTCACGGATACCTACCGCGCTGTGCGAGGTAAATGTGTTGGTTACGATTGCCATAATGGCCTCCTACAAAAGAGATCTAATTGCAGCCGCGGCGTCATCGACGCGGCCAGTTTGACGTGCGCGCTGGAGCGCTTGCTCTTGAGGGGCTCTGGGTTTCGGCTGAGATCCGCGCGATCCTGACTTCATTGTCTTGGTTTTCGGCCTCGGCTTGGCTTTCGCCTGCGTCGCGCGAGTTTGACCTCGACTGTAAAGCATGGCCTGTCTGGCCAGTTTAACAAGTGATGCATTGGCCAGCCCGCTGACGTCTTCTTCCGTAAATCCCTCTTCCAAGAGAAAATCACGCAATTCTGTCGCCTCTTTTGCCGCGACTTTACTGTCGCGCCATTCGGGTATCAGATCAGGTAAGACTTCGCGTTGCTGATCAACATACTGTGCCTGCATTTGCTGCATGCGCTGTTGCTGTATCTGCGCCATTCTTGCCTGCTCCTGTTGCACCGCCTCAAGCTGAGCTTGCCGCTCAGATTGCTGCTTGCGCCACTGACGTTCTGCTTTCGCTGCCATGGTGGGGTCTGTATCGTACAGCGTGTCCCAATCTGGCTCTCTTTCTGCCGGTTGCTCCAGCCGTTGCTGCAATGCAGGCAATAGCTGGGCGTATTGTGCCCGCTCACGCTCAAGTTCAGAATACTGTGCCTCATACTGCTTTCGAGTTTCGGCAAGCTCCTGTGTCTTTCGCGTATAATCTTTCTGTCTCAGGTTTCCGCGTCGTAACTCTTCGACTGTAATCTCTTCGCCGTCTACTTCGACTAATGCGCCAAGTATGTCAAAGGATTGGTCGTCCTGTTCTTCAGCTTCCGCTTCAACTTCAAGCTCGCCTTCAGAATATTCCTCATATGAGGCGTCATCTTCCGGCATTTCGGCATCATCGACCTGTTCAGTCGGTTCAGCCTCAAGCGCCTCAGTGGTCTTCGCAGTATCCTCTTCGGGGGCGATCATGGCCCTGATGGCATTTTGTGCAGTGTTCAGATCAATCCCAAGTGGTGACGGGGTGTTGGCTTCTGACATCGTTGTCTCCTATTATGCATCTACTTAACCTTTTTTTCAATAGATGCGTTATCTACCATGGCACGAAGAGCCTGACGCACTGTCTCAACCCCTCGCAGTTTCATGTAGATGCCTTCCCGTACTTCCCCGTCTCCCATTGCTGTGGCTTCAAACTCGACCCAGCAATCCTGTTTGATCTCATCCAGAAAACGGCTGAGATCAGTGTCGCGCAAAAGACGATCAGCCGCGTGGCCGTCGTCAATAATTTGCTGTTTTGACTTAGTCATCAATAGATCCTTTGATGACGTCCGCTTGCGCTCTCATGACTTCGCGGTTAATCGCCAAGTCTGATCGTATCTTCTCGACGTTGAGTTGCGTGCCATATTTAGCTTGCATCTCCTCCGCCTTCACAAAGAGCTCGGCGTCGAGCTCGTCGCGCTTGCGGTCGTCTTCCATGATCATCTTTTCACGTTCAAGCTGCAACTCTGCCGCCTTCTTCTGTATGTCAGCTTGGATCTGTTGGATCTGAACGGCGATGAGTTGCTCGTTGATGTCCGGCTTGTCCTCTTGTGGTGGAGGCTGGAACTGCGCCGGATCTGACCAAAACTGCGACGCATCCTTGAAGCCGGCAAGCTCCGTCATTGCCTTCAACGTGTTCGATAGTTTAGCCATATCGGTAAGCGGATTGACCGGCCCCATAGTGGCCATCGCCTCTTTCTGCATGTCCGCGATCTGGCGCAGCATCATCATGCGCTCGGTGTCGGTGCCGCGGCCAAGCGCGACGTTGATGCTGACATCCATGTCGGCGTTCCAAACGCGCGGATCAATCGGCACAAACTCATTGGACAGCCGAACCATACGTGGCCGGTCTTGATGCGTTGTGATCAGGTGAAGCACGATCTTGTATAACTGCTTCATGCCGGTTTCCGCAAAGATCCGCGCGATAAGCTCTATGTGTTGCTGAGCGGCGCTGACAGTGGCCTGTACAGCCGACGCGGTGGATGACTGCAAGGCGCCGGCATCCAAGCCCGCAGACGCCTTTGAAATGCCCGTGCGGGCCTCTTTGATCTCGTCCATGTATTGCAGAACAGGAAACGCCTGTTGGCCAACGAATGGCATGGACATTGGCTGCACTTGGCCGGCTGCGCGCTGCCGAATGATGGCGCCGACTTCGTTGTTCATAACGTCTTCGATGTTGACCATGCCCTCGACGATTGCAACTCTAGGGTGAATTGACATCGCCAAGCTATCCAATGTGTTGCGCATAATTGAAGACTTGATCCGCTGGATGTCCATCACCGCATCCGCGGTGGACATGCCATAGAAGTCGTGCGCCTCTGGGTCTGGGCAGAACGTCGCAAACGGAACTATCGCGCACGGCTCGTTCATAAGGATCTTGTTGCCGTCGCCGGCGGTGCAGATTTTACGCAACTCCGCGATGCCGTCTTGGTCGTAGTCAACTTTGATGTAGTTTTCGACGTAAAGCACCTTCTTCATCGCGGGATCGTGGCGCTCGTTCATCTCGTTATTGAGCGCGCGGTTTCGCGTGGTGCGCTCAATGTTCGTCGCCATGTCTTCATGCGCCGAAGACATTTTCACAACCTCGTCGTAGTCGTAGCCCATCGCCACAAGCTCGGAGACGGTCAAAATGCGCCGGTGCGCAACGTAATCGGCGTCTTCAAGGGACTTCGCCTCGCGCGATATAAGGAACTCTTCGGGCGGCACCGCTTCCAGCTTCACGCGGCCATCTGGGTGCGTATATGTTACGCGCACGGCGTGCATCATGGCGGGCGGTAACATCTCGCCGGTCATGGGGTCCATTGAGGGCTCGCCAAACGGCTCGGAGGCGAGGATGTCAATTTCCGCCGCCGGATCTGACATCAACGCCGCCAGAGCGTTATCGTCGAGCCCCGTGAGGTCGTGTGTCTCGAATTTCGTCTGATCGTCCCAATAACACTTTAGCACGCCCACCTTGCGGATCAGTGCGTCCTTGAACGCGGCGTGCGTATGCAAGAAGCCGTTGTTGTCACGGTTGATGATGTAATTTGCGTACTCGGTCGCCTGTTTCGCCGCGGCAACGTCTTCCGGCCCCTGCGGCGCGTATTCCACCGTGCGGTCGGTGCTATGGAATATCCGCATCAGCGACGGCATGATAGCCTGTACGGTATCCCGCACGTCCATGCTGACCACTTGGCTGCGGCCCTCTTCCTCGTCGCCAAACGGGTCGCCGCGATAATACTCGGTTGCCGTGGCGCGATATGGCGACACCCAATTGTCGGAGTAGTCAATCGCGTCTTCGATTTCCTTGCCGACGATGCCCTGTAGCTCGTCGTCGCCCATTACGTTTGGTTCGAGCTCTTCTTCGAGGGCGCTCACAAGTTGATTTATTTCGTTCTGCATCTTTGCCTCTTAATACTGTGAGCCACGTTGACTGTTTGCGTTTTGACCTATTACAGCGCCAAGTAAACCCGACGCCATAATTGATTGAGCATATGGATCTTTCATAGCTGCAAACCTGCTTCTAATAACTTCGGGATCTGCGGCGGTACGCTCCACAAGCATGACGTTGCTTATGTTTTCTGGCGTGTATTTAAAGTCTTTACTTCCAACGTCGCTCCTCTTTATGCCCTCAATTCTATTGACATATGGAATGTTGGTGTATCCTTTGTCCGTTAGCTCTTTTTTGAATAGAGCAAGACCCTCGTCTAGTCCGACCCCCTTATTATCGGCATATGCGTTCATTGCGTCTATAACGCCCTCTTCAGATAAAACAGTTTTTCCGTCAATTATTTCGGTATTTAGAGGGTCTTCTAAAAATTCCTTATTGATCCCGAAATCTTCAAAGTCTTTTATCTCAAAAGGCTTCTCTGTTCTCACCTTGAGCCCTTGCGTCACGCCGCCACTGCCGCGAAGACCCACCGCATCCCAAAGCTCTCTAAGATTTTTATATCCTGAGACGCCGTGCCTTGCAAAGAACCTGTCTTCCGCCTGCCTTGGCGTGCCAACGTGAACACCTAGACGATCAAACCGTGGACCGTCCGAAGGCGGCATGAGTTTGTCGCCCATCATTTTGTCGTCGGTTTTCATAAAGTGATAGGCGTCCTCATACGAGATGTCGTCGCTGGAGCG